CGCAGCATGTCGGTCTTGGGTATCATGATCCTAACAGGCTCGTGCGGCCCAACATGCCGCTCGATGTAGGCGCACCCATTGTGCCGGTAAGGAATGTGCCGCCAACTCCACCGCCGCTCATGGCGCGGTTGCGTGCGGCAAGCGCTGCGACGTTGGGGCGCTTCTGGTTAGCGCGGTTAAACTCGCGTTCGGCCTGGCTCTGTTGCATCTCGGCTTGCATCGTTGCTTGGTTAGCGGCGCGGCGTTGGGCCTTCTGGGCCTTCTGGCCTTGGTAAACGCTTGCGCCAGATGCGGCAACTGAGGCAATAGCAGCGGTCAAAGCCATCACAGCACCTGCGAATAGATGACGTCTTGAATGCCATATCCAAGCCTCGGCAACATCCGATCAAGGGTTGTCCCCGGCTTGGCGTGCCACAGCATCATCTTGACACCTCGATCCTTGGCGGCGCGCTCGGTCGCCGTAATCAGCCGCATGCCGGTCATGCCGCGCCGGTGTGACTTGCGCACAAAGAGCAAGTCATTCTGGCACATCAAGAGGTCGCCATAGTGCAGGTTGGTGCACACAATGTTAACGCTGTAGCCAACTAGGGTTTCGGCGCCATCGACATGAGTGTCGCCATGAGTGTCGACATGAGTGTCAAACATACCGATAGCAAACAAGTTCCCCGCCGCTTCAAGGGTCTGGTAGCGCTCGACATCGGGCTTAAGCAGCATGATATCAGGCACGGTGGCCAACTCGGCATAGTGCTCTTCAAGCAGCGGCCAGGCGCGGTCGATCCATTCGCTTGCAATGATCTCGCGCGGGATCGCCATCAGACCATATCCAAAGGGTTATACTCACCACACGATCGGGGCCGGGCCAACTCATCGCGCTGGCGCTCAAAGCGTGTTCTAGCCGCAACGGGTGCGGCAAAGGTCAGGGCCAAGGCGTCGCCAAGGTCGGGTGAGGGAAGCCCGCGCGCCTTGAGGTCATCCTTGCTTTCCAGCACGCGCTTACCCGTCTGCGTGAAGGCGTAAGTCGGCGCGGCCAAGTCTTGCTTGAGGGCCACGTCATCAGGGATCGCGCCGCCTAGCTTGATCCACTCGGCCAGCCCGCACCACATCTCGGTGCGTTTGTCCTTGTAAACTTCGTCAATGGGGCGTCCGCCAAACCAGACTTCTGTGACTTCATGCTTAAGCTGACGCAGCCTATCGATCACACCAGAACCATTGCCTGCATCAATGAACACCGCGTCGGGTTGCCACTCGGCGATCTTGGCCGCAACACGCGAGGCCAAGTCCATGTTGTCCACGCCACGCAGGACGATAGGCGGAAAAGCCACCATACCCTGACGCGGAAAAATCACACTGCGATCATCACCAAAGCGCGCAGGGTCAACGCCAAGAATGCGAGGTGCCCATTGATATTCCGTGATCGCGTAGTGCCGCTGGGTTGCGGCTTGCACGTCAGACAAGCTAATCAGCTGATCCTCGCCCGCCGCGCTGAAGTCGCACAGATACTCGCGGCTGAATGATGTCTCGCTCATGTCGCGGCGCAAGCGCGCGATCTCGTCGGTATCAAGGGCGTCGGTGTCATAGACCGTGTAAAGCGCCGAAGCCCAATCCGGCAGGGTCTTAGCGCGAAAAAACAATTCGCTGAACAAGTTCACGCCAGACGGCGTGCCAATGAACAGCGCCCAACCTTTGCGGTCTGACAGCGCCGGCTGAATAATGTCCTGCCAGACTTCGGGCTTGATCTGCGCCACCTCATCGATGACCACGCCATCAAGGCGCACGCCACGCAAGGCGTCTGGGTTGTCGCCGCCAAAGATCCGGATCACGGCGCCATTGTGCGCCAGCTTGATTGACAGTTCGCTTTCGTTCACCGCCACAGCATTGACGTTTAAAAGCGGAACCAGCCGCTGTTTAAGCCGCGCCCATGCGATGGTCTTGGCCTGCTTCAAAAACGGCGCAAGGTAAACGTAATAAGCCAGGTCTGCGGTGGTCTTAAGCGCCGCGTCGATCAACTCCATCAGAGCCAGCTCGGTCTTCCCGGCTCGACGGTGAAGCGCCAGCACGCGAAAGCGGGCCTTGCGCTTGTGAGCTTGCACTTGCCATTCGCGGGGGTAGTAGGCGAGGCTAATCTGTTTCTGAGGCATGCGGGACGCCTGTGACAACGGCAAGGGTTACGCTCGCATCAACCTTTTGCTGGGAGCTTTCGCTCCAGCCCGCACGGCTTGACAGGAAAAACTTCTGCGCCTGCGTGTCGCCATTAAGGGCGTTCTGCTTCAGCGAGTTTGCAACCTGTTCAACAACCTTGGCTTTGCCAACGTCAAGCTCATCGCGATAATACTTGGTCAGCGTGTCGTGGCTAATGCCAAAGATCTTGGCGATAGTGACGTGATCCATGCCATAGGCGCACAGCTGCTCAACGCGCTGCGCGTTTTCTTCAGTTTTGACGTGAGCAGGGCGACCTGGTTTCTTCATATTACCGCGCGCGAGCTACGCTAAACAGCTTGTGCAAAAGTTACGTTGTACCGTTGGGCAATGTCGTTCATCCACTCAAACGATCTGCGCTTCGCAACCTTAAGAACAATGTTGCCAAGAGACGCCAAAATATCTCTGTTGTGAAGCTCGACGCCGCAAACAACAAAAATTTCGTCGCCTTTGATTTGACGTCCGTATGTGCGCAAAAGCTTAGCAAGCTCCACAACAACCCTGCGATCTTCGTAAATCGACGGTTGACGGCATGTAAACGGCCCGATGCGAATCCCAAAAATTCCGATAGGGCCGCCAGGAACGACGTTTGTTAAATTGTCAAGGCCGTAACGACAAATCAATTCCGCCTCTGCGTCATAGGCTTCTTGCTCACAAACATGATAAGAAACTTTGCGTTTTTTAACCGACAAGCCGTCTTTTTCAATGCCCCTAATCACGTTGCATTTTCTAGACTGGCGGCCTTTTCTCGCCTCTATTTCGTGTTGGTCTATGCGGTTGTTTTTCCCTTTGCCGACGTAAAAAACCTTATCGGTTCTAGGATCGACCAACTCATAAACGTAAAACAAAGGGCGCTCAGCCATTTTTAACGCTTCGCCGTCTTCGCGCTCTCGCGAAACGCCTTCGCGGTGGGAGCGCCTTTTGCGCCTGGCTTCCGCATCTTCTCGCCGGAGCCCGCTTTAATGCGGGCTCGCTTGGCTGCGATGTTAGCGTAAAGGCCGGGACGTTTTGCCATCACTGCACAGGGGGCTCAACAACAGGGGCCACACTGACATCAGGGACAAGCGCCGTCAAGACGGTAAAGCCCCAAGAAAGCCAAGCGGGAAGCTGCGCGCCGATCCAGAGAAGAGCGCCGGTAAAGATCGTCCCGATAACGGACCAACCGGGTGGAAGTCCAACGCCAATCTTCATTGTTCTGCCCCTTGTTGCAAAGCATCGATAGCCAGCCCCGCGGTCATGCCGCCCTGGGCCACATTAGCGCCAGCCTGCAAAGCGCGTTCGTTCTGCTGAAACATCAGGGCTCCCGTGACCACGGTCAAAAAGCAGCCGATCACGAGGCCGCCGACAGCACCGATCACTTTGCCGCGCCAATAGGCTGCACCGCGGATCTCAATGTCGTTGGCTTTGTGCCGCTCATCCAAGCGCGCGATCTCTTGCAGGTGCTCTTGCCGGGCCGCGTCGAGGCGATCGGTGTAGCGAATTTCAGCTTGAGCCTCGCCATCGCGGCGACCCTGTTCGTAACGCTCGCGGCCCCACTGATCGCGCTTTGCAGCTGCGGCCTGGACGGCGGCGGGGTTTCCGATAGCCGACATCAGAAGGCGGCTGCGCCGTTGGGCCGGTCAACGGGGGCGTCAAGGACCGCCGTCAAATCGACCGCCGTCAGGTCGGTTTCGTCAACCGCCGCCAGGTCAACCGCGTCCGCATCCGCGTCCACCGGCGTTGTCTCAATCGTCACTTCCAAAGCGGGCGGCTCAACCGCCAACCCAATCGCTTTGTCGGCCTCCAACAAGCTCGCCACGGCCAGCAAACGCTCATCCATGCGCCCCACGATGGCGACCTCGCGCTCTTCCAGGTTAGCGAGCGCCTTGCGCTGGATCGCCAGCTCAGCCCGCACGCGGCTAAGCTCGCTTCGATCTTCAATCTGGCGTTGCGCCATGTCCAAGTGATTACCCATGATCAGCCCCTGTGTTTTGTCGTCAACCCCTGTGTTTGTTCGAGACACAAGCAAGGTTCGTCGCGTCTGTCAACCGTGTGTCCGTCAACCGCGCCTCAGTTAATTGCACCTCCATCAGCCGCTCAGACAGCCAAGCGTAAGCGCTCGCGTGCATCCGATAGCCGGCGGCATAGACGTTAACGATGATCGGCCCTTCGGCTCCGGCCTTTCGCAAGCCTTGCCGAGCCTTGCAGATTTGGACATCGATAACCTTGTCGTCCACGTCCTCCTTGCAGGCCCGCCGCGCCAGCATCAGGCGCTCGCGGGTGAGGGCATGGGGGTAGGCCTTGTAAAGCGCCGCGACGATCATGGTCGCCCCGCTAGGCGTGTAAGGGGCAATTATCCCCATCGCCGAAACGACGGGATGAATCTCCCTCCGCAGCACATCGCGAACCTGGCGCAGTTCCTCCTCCAGCTCCTCGCAACGGGCTCGCCAGTAAATTACGTTGGTCACGTCGACTTGCGACATTCTTGCTCCCCTAG